TGCTGCATCTTAGGCCGGTGGATTAAGAGTGCCTTTGATAGGGTGGGCTCCAGTTTGTTGAATTGGAGCCCGCCTGTGTCCGCAGGCGCCACCTTGTTCACGGTGGATGGTGGGTCCAGTACGGTAGTTGGTCCTTTGAAGGACAACTCCGTGTTGCGCACCATACCAGTTGGAGCCCCAGTGTTGCCGGTTGGGACCCTGCAGGATTTTGCTCAGAGTAGGGGCGGGACCCAGCTGGCGCGATCACCAGTTTATGAATTGGCAGAGCAGTGTTTGGGTATTGAGTGTGCGCACGAGATCCCTCCCACACTAGGGCATGTGACTACGGACATCCGCAAGTACCAGGAGATTGACGGGTTGGTTCAAATCCCTGTCCAACATTTGGCGTTAGCCCGAGATGATCTATTTGAGTATTACCGGCGCCTCATTGATGCGACAGGGGTTAGTGAGTATTTTGGCCCGCTGAGTGATGTTGAGATGGTATCCGGGGTCATTGGCAGCACGTCCTTGCGGCGCATGGCGTGTAGCACATCTGCTGGCTTTCCATTTGAGGGCACCAAGGCTAGATATTTGGAACCAGTGGGAGATGGTGACAGGTTGCAGTTCACTTCAGATGTGATGGAGAAGTTACGCGAGGCTGAACTGCAGATGGCAGCATTGGAACGCCCCAACTTTGCATTCAAGGGCAGCCATAAGGATGAGGTTGTCAAGATTGGCAAGAAGAAGTGTCGTGTTTTTGAAGCAGGCAACATGGTGTTGACTGCTTTGACGCGGAAGTACTTCGGTGGATTGATTCGCATGATGTCCTTGTGCATGCCTTGGTCGGAGAGCTGTGTGGGCATTGATGCTAGTGGTTCAGACTGGCACAATTGGCACGCATGGATGGCAGAGTACAATTCTGAGAACGTTGTTGAAGGAGATTGGGTTCATTACGACACCTCAGAGGCGTATCAGGAGATAATGACAGCGCTGTCCATCTTGGTCCAGTTGGCTGACATGAGTGGCAAGTACAGCGCCGATCACATACATATTATGTGGGTGATAGCAGCAGAGATCGCCAGCCACATAGCTGTGACACGCGGGGATGTTGCCATGGTTGTTGGAACAAACCCGTCAGGCAACGCTCTAACAGTGTTTATCAATAACATTGTTAATGGGCTGCGGGTGAGGTCTTTCTTCTACGCCACTATGCCGGAGAGTGTGCGGACAAGGATGTGCGGTCGGCTGGGAGATTTTGTCTGTCCATATGAGGGGCAGGCTTTGGGTGGCATACAAATTCCCAGTGGTTTGAGTTTGTCAGTGGACAGGGAGTTGTTCTCAGACTATGTGAGGGCCGGTTTCTATGGGGACGATTTTTCTCTGAGCCCGGTTCCTGAGATTGTGAGCTGGTTCAACCAGGTGGCCATGGGTGAATATTTTTCATCCATTGGTAAGGTCATCACGGCGGCAGACAAGGGGCCAATCACGCGTCCTTTGACACCATGGAGTCAGGCTTCCTTTTTGAAGAGGGGGTTTGTTTACCATGACGACCTGGCAGCTGTGGTGGGTCCATTGGAGGTCACATCAATCTTCAAGAGCCTGTTCTACTGGAAGAAGAAGATGGACTTGTCACCACAGTCTCACTTGGCTGTTTTGGCTGAGGGCATTATTCGGGAGTTGGTCTTGCATGGCCGCTCAGTGTATGACAAGTACATTGTTGGGCTAGTGCGGATGCTGG